GTTAATCTTACCGGAGATTTAGTTTTTAATCTTACAGGAGATTTAGTTTTTAATCTTACCGGAGATTTAGTTGTTAATCTTACCGGAGATTTAGTTGTTAATCTTACAGGAGATTTAGTTTTTAATCTTACCGGAGATTTAGTTTTTAATGATAAAGCTGGCGGTTTAGTATTTATATTTACATTTATTCTATTTTGATTTGACTTTGTAGGTAACGTCGGTTCTATTAATTTTTTATTAGTTTCTTTTACTATTACTTTTTGTACTTTTTGTACTTTTTGTACTTTTTGTTTTTTTGGTATTTTAGAAATGTCTTTCATATTTTCTTGTAATAAATCAATACCTAAAAATTTAAAAATAGGTGGAAGAATATTACATAAAGTAGGATCAGTGAATAATTTATAACCTACGTAAATTGGAGCAAATAGGAGAGCAAAAATTATTTCGTAATTAATATTTTCGTTACATACACTTGATAAATATATAGCAAATAATCCAAATAAAAATCCAATAAATCTGTATAAACTTCTTATAAAATTAAAAGGTTTATCATAATCTTTTTTATAATTATAAATTGTACCAATTGGTGTAAAAGTAATTAAAATACTTTTTATTATATTTATTATTTTTGATATAGTATTAAATATTGACATTAAATTAAATTAGATTTTTAAAATTTAAATATATAAAAATTGATTTTATATATTTAAAATAAAACAAAGTATTAAATTAATGCTACCCCCAGAAATAGAAGAAGGAAATAAAGAATATAAAAGATTTTTTAAAGATATAAAAAAAGATAGATTTATAGAATTAGCAACTCAGATGAATTGGAGATTAAATGAAGGTAATGGTTGTGCTTATTATTATATTGGAGTTAATGATGATGGTTCTATTTATAAGAAATTATCTTCAAAACAAATAAAATATTCTATGAATACATTAAAAAAATTAGCTAATAATAATAAAGCAACTATAACTAAAACAGAAAAAAATACAATTACAGATAATATTTGGTTTAAAGTTCAAATTAAAAGAATAAACAAAGTTATTGATTATAAAGAATATCGAATATTATTATTAGGTGATACGAATACTGGTAAAAGTACATTTTTAGCTAATTTAATTAAAAATAAATTAGATGTCAATGGAAATGCTAAAAATTTTACAATAAATCATAAACACGAATTAGTATCAGGAGATACATCATCAATAAATTATTATTCATTAATTGATAAAAATAATAATTATTTATTTTTTGATACTCCTGGAAACTCAAAATATATTAAAACATTATTAAAAATAGTTCAGAGTATAAATTTTAATTTAGTATTATATTTTCCTCATTTAAATGATAATATTACTTGGGATTATGAAGATTTATTTTTAACATATTTTTATAAATTTAATATTCATATTTCAATAGTAAATTTAAAAGCAGATAATAATAATTATCCAAATGTAAATATGAATGAAGTGATAAAAAAAGAATTATTTGTGAATAATATTTTAAATAAACTTGAAAATATTAAAATAATAAATAGTAACGTTTATTTTACTATTTTAAATACTTTTTATAGTTCTGAATTAGGGTTTTTATTATCAGGATATCTAAAATCAGGAACAATTATAGAAAATCAAACATTATTTTGGTATACTAATTATAAAATTAAAGTACAAATTATTTCAATTCATAATTCAGTTTCTAGTAAAGAGAGTGTTACAGGTCCATGTACTATTACATTACGTGTGAAAATTAAAAATCAAGAGGATGCTTTAAAAAACATTAAATATGGTTTTATTACTAATGTTAATAATTATTATAAAGACGAAAAGGTAAAAATTACCTGGGAAAAAGAATTAAATATAAATAAACATGAACATTTAATATGTAATTGTAATAATTTAAAAATTGTATTAAAATTACAAGATAATTATTATTATTCTGTAAATAATTTTACTTTTTGGAGTTTTTTAGAAAATCAAAGAATTATATGTAGTAATAAAAAAAATATTGGTATTATTAATTTAATTTAATTGTTTATTTTTAAAAATGGATAATTTGCTGGATCACCTACAAAATTTATACCAAAGTTAGGAGCAACTAACACAGGAGATGGGTCTCCATTAGTATTTGGTTGACCAACTAATATTGGAAAATTATGCGGAGTGTATGGAGACATTCTAATGTTTGCTCTTCTAGAACCATTTCTTACATAATTTTTAACCATAGCCGTTCTATATTTATTATATTGGTCAGACATAATTAACTGATTAATATTATGAGCTCTATTAATTTTAACGTATTGTTTTACTGCTTTATTAAAACCATCAGCATCAATAGTTGATACGATAGGATAATGAAAATTAAATAACATATATATATATTAATTTAGAAAATAATTATATATAAATTTAAAAAAATTGATATTAATATATAAGAATATATTAATATATTTAATTAAGAACTCCTATGGGAATTAAAAACTTGTTAAAATTTTTAAATAATTATGATAATATTATAACACCAATTAATAGTGATAATTTTCATTATGAAAAAATTGCTATTGATATTAGTATAATTTTATATCAAGTAATAATTGGTATTAGAAATACTGGTGCTGATTTAACAAATAAAGAAGGCGAGATTACATCACATATTTTAGGTTTATTTAATAGAACTATTTTATTGTTAAAGAAAAAAATTATACCTATTTATGTTTTTGATGGTCCCCCGCCTCCATTTAAAAACGACATTATTGCAGCTAGAAGAGAAATTAAACGACAGGCATATATTAAATTAGATACAGTAACAGATCCTCTTGAAAAAATTAAATATTTTAAAAAAACTGTTTCTATTTCAAAAAAACAAATTGATGAATGTAAACAATTATTAGATTTAATGGGTATTCCATATATTGAAGCACCAGCAGAAGCTGATTCACAGTGTGCGTACCTTGTTAAAAATGGTATTGCTAGTAGTGTTATAACAGAGGATATGGATATTTTAGCATTTGGTTCAGATAAAATTTATAGAAATTTTTCATCAAAAACAAAAGAAACAATTGAAGTAAAATTATCTACTATATTAAAAACTATAGATTTAACATATGAACAATTTATTGAATTTTGTATTTTATTAGGTTGTGATTATTGTGATAGAATTAAAGATATTACACCAAATGACCTATATCAATTTTATTATAAATATAAAAACATACCAGATACAATAAAAGCTATAAAAAAAAATAATATAAATGTTCCAAATATAGATAATTATAATCAGTATATTGAATATTTTAAAAATCCTCCATATAAAGAATGTGAAGAAATAAATTTATCTAAACCTAATGTTAAATTATTAATTAACATTTTAGTTAATAAATATGGACTAATTAAAAATAAACTTTCATCCAAGCTATTATATTTAGAAAGTAATTATAAAAATTATTTAATTGATAATAATGATATGCATAAAAATTGATTTTATTTATTTAAAAAATATAAATTATTGATTGTAATGTCTACACAATGTTTATTTGGTACCAGTATTATATTTTTAACTATGCTATTTACAATATTAATTGTTTATATTATACAATTTTCTATTTTTAATTTATATGAATTAAAAGATTGTAATTTATCAGCTATATATTATCCAAATTATTCTACAAATGAATTAATTAATAAAACAAATAACCATACTATTAATAATACTAGAGAATATGGATATATTAAATGTGGAAATAAAAAATATCAAACATGTATTTCATTATATGGATATTTAAATAATATTTATAATAATAATAGTAATACATTTATTTTGAATAATTTATCAGATTATCCTTCATATCAAACTGATAAATATTGTACTTTTAGAGAATCTGATTGTGTAGAATATTTTTCGACTAATGATTTAAATCAAACAATACAAAGAGCGAATGAATACAAAAAATATTTTTCTAATAAAACATTAGATTGTTGGACAGATAAAGATAATAAAGATTTATATTTACATAATGATGAATATGTAAATATAATTGTTTTTCCGATATTAGGTTCACTAATAGGTGTAATTCTAATAATAATAAGTTCTTGTTATATATATTATAGAAAGAATGAATATACTTTATTTAATAATTAAATGTAAATTTTATTTAACTGTGCGGACGGTTTTTCTAAATCAGTATATGTTAAAATGGAAAAGTCTTCTGAAATATGATTAATTATATCTAATTTATTACATCTCTTAAAAAAATATCCAAATGGTGGTAATTGTTGTTTAATTGTCATTTCTAAATTCCTACGATCTTGTGTTTCTGTAAAACCTTGTTTTTTATAAGATGGAACTGCTGAGTCTACAGCACCTTCAATATTTATATCTACTTTTTGATAACCTAAATGATATAAATAAGATACAAATAAACATAAAACCATATTTCCCCCTCTTTGAGGCAAAACACCTCCGTGAAATTGGGTTATATTTATATAAATATTATTTCCAACTTCATTAATTTCACCCTTTATATGCCCTAATTTTTTTGTTTCACCCTTTATAATGCCTACTGGATAAATCTCAAAGTTGTGGTCATGTTCATACATAATCATGGTATTTTTTTTAATTTGGATAAATAATCTTGACCATACTATATCCTCTATTTGTTCTCCTGATTGTCTTTTTGTTAATGCTTCCAGAGTGTAATCTACTTTGTAACCTAAAACTAGATAAGCTATTTTTTCATGATAGTTAATAAATTCAGTTTCATTAAATACTTTAATCTCGTGTGCTTTTGACGATTTAAGTTGTTTTTTAACGTAATCCAATGAAACTATATCTTTAAAAGCTTGATAAAATTGTTTGTAAGTAATATCAGTTTTTAGATTAACTGGAGTATCAATTGATTTACCAGTAGTAACTGGTGTTGGTACCGCGACTTCTGGTTCTGGTTCACCTATCGAACTGCCTAATGATGATTCTCTTGATATAGGGGTAGCAACCAAAACGGCAGGTATTAGATCGTCTGTAGAACCTTCTTCTTGAATAGGTCCTATCACAGAAGAAAAAACTAAAATATCAATATCTTTTCCATTTATACTTATTTTTCCTCTATATTGTTTTTTAGGTAGGGATGTTAAAATTTTTATTTTTGTATTAGGTTGTATTTCATAAGGACTAGTACAATCTGGGGTAATACAAGCTAGATGTGGGGTAAGAAAGATACCATGATATATCTCTAAACCCTTTACAAAATCTTTATTTATGGGTTTATATTTATCCCCTATTATTTGTAATACGTTATTTGGTATAAACCATAATTTTTTTGTTCTTTCTACACGATATAAACCAACGGTACCTTGATCTCCATAATCTTTTTCATCTATTTTTTCAAATTTATCAGAAACTAAAAGAGTATCTTCATCTTGAACAACGAATTCAAACCCAGAACCCCATAAAGTTAATTCAGGTTTTTCATTAGTAGTAAGACTAAAAAAAACATTACCACCAATTTGTTGTTTTAATTCAGTATATTTTTTTTTATACTTTATATATTTTTGTTTATAAAGTAAATCCATATATATATATATATATATATATATAGATAATTATTTTAATTTTTACAAATTAATTTTATAAAATCTTCTTTGATATTCTAATGGTAATACTTTTCGAAAATCTTCTAAATATTTATTAATATCTATTTTTCTTTCTAAAAATATTAAATGACATTTATTAACAAAAACAGACGTCGTACAATCTATAATTTTTTCTTTTTCCAGAGATGAATAAATATCACTCAAAGGAAAAAAGTATTCTTTATTATTTTTTATAAAATTAGCAATTTTTTGTATATCTTCACGTGGTAAAATTTGATTTACAAACTGTAGTTGATTAATAATATCTTTATTTAAATCTATCGGTGAAATAAATATAATTTGTTCTAATTGTGTCATAAATTCATTATCACTATATTTATCTTTTTTAACAAGTTTTAGTATTTCAGTATCATAATTATTTATTATATCAACTAATAAAGGTGATTTACCATAAGAATATAACCATAATTTATTAATAATATGATTAAAGTAATAATTTAAAACCCAATTTAATCCGTGTAAGTAATTATTTACAACATTTTTTATAATATTATCTTTATTTTCAAAATGAATTTTATAATAATTAACAAGTTCATTTTTATTAGGTAAATTATCATTAAAATATTTTGAATAAAACTTATCTTTTGGATTTAAAATATCAAAATATTCATCAAGTTTATAATTAATCTTATAGTTTAGAGCATCTTTATGGTGTAATTTATCTAATTTCATAGAATGATATTTATCATTTGAATCGTAATTATGTTTTTGTAATGGTCTGTGATTTTGAAATAAAGATACTTTTATTGGTAATTCAAAAGTAAAAAACATCATAAATATAAAGTCATTGAATAAATTTTCTTTAGTATCTATAAGATAATATAATTCCATATTTTTTTTAAATAATAACTCTCTATCTTTTACTAATTTATTATTTAAAATAAAAAAGTACAAATCTTTATGTTTTATAAATTTTATAATATTTAAATAATTATTGTTAAATATTTCTTTCATTTTTGATAAAATATTTAAATGTGAATAAATAAATTTTCTTTTCGCAAAATTTTCTAATATTTTATTATCTATTTTTTGTTCTTTATTGTTAATAAATATTTTAAATTGAGATATATTATAACATTTAGTTATATTATTTGGATTAATAGAAGCACATTCATTTGTTTCTTTTTTATTTAAATAAATAAATTTCCATAAATATTCTGAAAACATATCTCTAAATTTATACATTTCTGTGCTAAATATTTCTTTTTCTATTCGATAAAAATTAGAATATAAATTTTCATTCGCATTCCTTTTTAAAAATAATAATTCTTGTTTTTCTAATAATTTTAAAAAATTTAAAAAAGGTACTGTTCTTAATGAATATATATTATTAATTTTTTCGAGTAAATATCCATAGTTAATATTATTAACAATATAATAATCCATTAAAATAAAAATATCACTACTAACAGTTAAAGGTTCTAATTTTGGTAAGAAATCATCGCCAAAAATAGTTAATAAAAAAACAATATCATTAATAATATTTCTTTTTTCAAAGGTAAAATATTTAACTTTACTTTTAATATGTTCAAGTAAAATATTGCTAAAATTATTAACATCTAATATATTATATAATTTTCCATTAAAATCACCATCTAATTTTGATTTTTGTTGGTCATATCGTAATAAAGTTAATTTATGATCTAACATCATTAATAATATTATCATATCAGAATCTGGAGAATAAACAATAATATTATCTGTGTAATTAATATTATTTTGCTTAATATAATTTATTATTTTCATTTCCCCTTCACCAGGTTCGGTTGTATCAGAAACAATAAAATTATCTAAATTTGGACAAATTTTTTTAAGTTGTAAAGATAATTCCACTGATTTTAATGTATCTTGTAATTTTTTCATAAAATTTGTACCTGGACTTATATTTGTATTTGACCATTTAAAAGGTTCTTGGAATTTACGTGTTAAATAACTTTGTAAATGTCCCATATATCTTCTTCCTTTAGATTCTTTAATTTTAGCAATAGTTGGAACACCGTCAATTGCTAATAAAATTATTTTTAAATTTTCTTTTATAGTGTTTTCTTTAATTAAATCAATTAAATAATTTTTAATATTTGTTAACATATTATTTTCAAAAGTATTAATTGTATCAAACTCATAAGGAGATTTTATTTTTTTTTTAATACTATTATTTATAGTAGAAATCATATGTCCTGAAATTATATGAACTATACTATTAAAATCGATAAGTAAATATTTTCCATCTATTTTTTGATATGGATAGGTAGTGTTCTTTATTATATCAAAATCTTTTTTTACACTAGAAAAAAATCTTTCTACTCCCATTATATATAGAATGAAAATAATATTCATTTGTATTTTACTATTATTTTTTATGTATTACTATAAAAAAACATATTTAGATACATTTAATAATTTAAATATTACATTCGGATATAATGATAATCCAATAGAATATATTGAACCTAAAATCTATAAAAATTTTATAACTATTGATGATTGTAATTATATTATGAATAGAGCGCGAAAATATTTAGTTTTATCAAATATAATGGGTCTAAAAGGTAAAAAATTAGATGATAAAAGATTAAAAGAATTAAAAAAAATAAGAAATAGTGAACAAATGTGGTTACAAAAAACAGATACAGTTTATCAAAAAATGATAGAAAAAGTAGAAAAAATTGTAAATAAAGATAGATCTCATTTTGAAAGTTTACAAGTTGTACGATATAAACCAGGGGGGTTTTATAATGAACATCATGATGCTTGTTGTCATGATAATGATGTATGTAAAAATGATATAAAAGAATTAGGTCGAAGATTATATACTTTTTTAATATGTTTAGATAATACTTTTTCTGGAGGAGCAACACGATTTCCAAATTTGGATAAATCATTTAAATTAAATAGAGGTGACGCTTTATTTTTTCATACACATGATATTAATCTTCATAAATGTCATAAAAATGCTTTACACGCTGGATTACCAATTAAAGATGGTGTTAAATGGATTTGTAATATTTGGGTAAGAGATAAACCAAATTATTTATAAAGAAATTTAGAAATAATATTTAAAGTATAAAAATATATACTAAGTAATTATGAATCCCGAATTAGAATCATTGGTTAAATTTATGAATAAAAAACGAAAAAGAGAAGAAGAAGAAATAGATCCTAATAATATAATTAAAGAATTAAGATATATATCATTAGAAGGTTTACAAGAAATTATTAAAGAATATAAATTATCTGGTAGAAAATTAACATCTTTATTAGGAATTTTAGAAGATACATTTAATAGTTGTAAAGACACATTAATAAATTCTCCACAAGATAATGAAAAAGAATTTAATTTATTACTTATAACCTATTCAACAGTAATAATAGAAATAATTCAAGATTTAAAAATAGAAATATACTCAGATGGCAATAATTTTGATATTAAAAAATACTTTGAAAAAAATAAAAATGAAAATTATATTGAACCTAGTAAAAGACTAAAATTACAACCACTTGATATTGATATTAAAGATGCTTCTCTTTTTAAGAATGAGAATGAGTATGAGAATGAGAATGAGAATGAGTATCAATCTGATAGTGAAAATGAGTCAACAAATGATGAGTATGTAGATGATGAGTATGATGATGATGACGATAATGATGATGATGATGATGATAATAATGATGATGATGATTATAAATACGAACAAACAATGTATAAAAAAACAAGTAAAGAAAAATCATTAAATAAACTTTTTATGAATGAATTTAATAAATCCTCAGTACATAAAAATTCAAAAGATGATATTATGAATTATTTTTGTAATTTAGATAATACAATAAAAAATAGTTTAGTTGAAGAATTACAAAGTATTAATAATTGTACTGAAATAAATAAACCAAGTTTATTTAAAATTCTTAATTTACCATTTTCAGTTGAAAAGAAAAAAGAATTATTATCTACATTAAGTAGTTTAAATAATGGCCTTGGTGAAAACTTTAAATTAAGAAATTGGTTAGATAATATTTTAAAAATTCCATTTGGTATTTACACTGGAATTAATTTAAATTCTGTTAAAAAAACTAAAATTAAAAAATTTATGAAATCACTTAAAACGGATATGGATAATGCTGTATGGGGTCATGATAACGCAAAACAACAAATTTTACAAATTATTGGACAGAAGATAAGAAATCCAGAATCAAAAGGTTCTATTTTAGGTATTTGGGGTCCACCTGGTAATGGAAAAACAACTCTAATTAAAGAAGGTATAGCAAAAGCTATGAGAAAACCATTTGTTTTTATATCATTAGGTGGTGCAACAGATGCTTCTTTTCTAGAAGGACATTCATTTACTTATGAGGGTTCAATATATGGTAGAATTGCTCGAGGTATAATAGAATCTAAATGTATGGACCCAATTATTTATTTTGATGAATTAGATAAAGTTAGCAATACGTATAAAGGCGAAGAAATTATTAATTTATTGGTACATTTAATTGATCCAGTACAAAATTCTAAATTTAGAGATAAATATTTTCACGATTTAGATATCGATTTATCAAAAGTTACATTTATATTTTCATTTAATGATCCAAGTAAAGTAAATTATATTTTAATGGATAGAATAACTAATGTTGAAACTAAAAATATTACAGTAGCACAAAAAATTTATATTGCTAATAATTATTTACTTCCAAATATTTTAACTGATATAGGATTAAAAACAACTGATATTGAAATAGACCAAGAGTTAATTCTAAATATTATTAATAATTTTACTAATGAAGGTGGTGTACGCAAATTAAAAAAAATATTATATGAAATTTGTAGAGAATTAAATGTATGTAATTTAGTTAACAATAAAATTAGTAACAAAAGTATTAAATTTCCATATATATTAAAGAAAGATACACTAGATAAAATTTTAAATAATCATTATAAATATTCTCATGATAATATACATAATACTAGTTCTATTGGTATTGTTAATGGTCTATGGGCTAATTCATTAGGGCAAGGTGGTATTTTACCAATAGAAACATTATTAATTCCAACAAAAGGTTTTATGGAAATTAAAGCAACTGGATCTTTAGAAAAAGTTATTAAAGAAAGTATTGATGTTGCTTTATCTGTTGCTTGGAATAAATTAGAAGATAATGTTAAAAATATTTGGATTGAAAAATGGAAACAAAATCCTGAATGTTTTCATATCCACTGCCCCGAAGGAGCTGTTTCAAAAGATGGACCTTCAGCAGGAACAGCTATAACTTTAGTATTATATTCTAGACTAGTTAATAAAGAAATAAATAATAAAATAGCTATGACCGGGGAAATTAACTTGAGAGGAGAAGTAACAAAAATTGGAGGTTTAGAAGAAAAATTAACAGGTGCCAAAAGAGCGGGTGTAGAAATAGTATTAATACCACATGATAATTTAGAAGATTTAGATAAAATTAAAAAAAGAAATATTAATTTATTTAATAATAATTTTAAAATAATACCTATAAAAACTTTCAATGATGTTTTAAAATTAGCATTAATTAATTAATCATTAATTTAGAAAAATCTAATAATATATATATTATGAATAAAAGTTTAGAAAAAAATAATTGTAATATTCCATTAAGCACAGTAGCAGAAATTTCTGATATAACTAAAAAAGTTATTAAAAAAATTGGATGTACAATTCCTTCAAATGTTAATATTGATAATTTAGTATATGATGAATTAATAAGCACAGGCGAAAAAACATTAAAAACATTAAAACAACTAACTAAATATAATACAGAATTACGTGATAAAAATTTATTAACTACAGATAATAATAATCAAACTGATAATAATCAAACTGAGAATAATCAAACTGATAATAATCAAACTGATAATAATGAAGATCATAATGATAATAATGATTTTTACTTTCCTGCTGTTAGTCCAATTAAATCACCTACAGATTTAAGTGCTAGTCTATTTGATATGTTTAATAATACAAAAGAAGAGTTTAATCAAAATTCAAATAAAAAGGTTATTATAATATTATCTTGTGTATTAGTATTATTATTATTATTAAATTAAAATAAAAAATTGAATTAATATTTATAATTTATATAAAATAAATTATAATGGAAATTGAAGATATTAATATGAAACCAAATAACCAAAGAAAAGTGTCAAATCTTATTATTAAACATAAGACTTCAGATGAAGAAAATTTAAAAATACAATCTTTTATTAAAGATTGTATTAATATAATTAATATTACTTTTAATATTACAAAAAATGATTATAATAAAATTATAAAAACATTATCTAAAAAACATAAAATAAAACCATCTATTGTGTCTATGAATTATTATTATAGAAAAATGGTGTCTGAAAAAGAAATTAAAATTAATATAATATTTGAAAATTTTAATAAAGGAAAACAATGTAGAACAAATAGTGGAATTACACAAATTACTGTTTTAACTTCACCTACTCCTAATGATAAAGATTTTAGTTGTGAACACGATTGTTATTATTGTCCAAAACAACCAGGCTATCCACGGTCTTATATTGGAAAAACTTATAAAGGAGACCCAAAAAATAAAATATTTTTAAATGATGATGAACCAAATGACGGTGAACCAGCAGTTCTACGAGGAGAAGAAAATAATTGGATTGCTGTAAACCAAATGTGGGATAGAATGTCTGTTCTTCTTCTTTGTGGTATTAATGTAGATAAACTAGAAGTTAGTATTTTAGGAGGAACTTGGGGAAGTTATCCAGAAAATTATCGAGATGTTTTCATAAGAGATATTTATTATGCAGCTAATACATTTTATATTGATAGTGATAAAAGAAGAAGCGTTCTCACTCTAGAAGAAGAGATTAAAATTAATGAAACTGCTTTGGTTCGTATTATTGGACTCACGTTAGAAACTAGACCTGATCATGTAACTAAAAAAGAAATACTTTTACTTCGAAAATATAACTGTACGCGAGTTCAAATAGGAGTTCAACATACAGATAAAAAAATTCTTAGTAAAATAAATAGAGGCTGTTATGTTGAAGATACTAAACGTGCTATTTTTAATTTACTTAATGTAGGATTAAAAGTTGATGTTCACCTAATGTTTGATCTTCCATACGCTACACCTAATGATGACATAAAGATGATTAAAACAATGTTAAATGATACAGAACTTTATTTTGATCAAGCAAAATTATATCCATTTGTAAGTCTTGAATGGACAAAGACAAAAGAATGGGAAGATAAAGGATTAAATCTTCATTATTCACAAGAAGAACTAAACGAAGTTATAATTAAAACAAAGTCAATCATGGATCCAGATAGAAGACTAGTTCGAATTATTAGAGATTTTCCATCGACAAGAGTAATGGATGGTAATAAAAAACCAAATCTGAGACAAGATATTCATAAAATGATGGCTGAAAGAGGTCTAAAATGTCATTGTATAAGATGTAGAGAAGTTAAAAATAAACCAGAAGCAATAGCACTAATTAAAAAAGCACAAATGTTTGTAAGAGAACGCGTAGCATCAAATGGAAAAGAATATTTTATTAGTTTTGAGTGTCCTGATCCAAAAGATCCATCATTTATGTATATTTATGGGTTTTGTAGATTAAGGTTAACAAAAGAAATGGGTTATATTAAAGATATAAAACCACAAATTCATCGAGATAAGACTATAAAGGAAGATAATGTTGAGAAACATATCAATCTCTTTCCAGAATTAAATGGAGTTGCTATAATACGTGAACTTCATGTATATGGTAATATGAATGCTGTTAAAACTAATATAAATAATACTTCACAGCATATGGGATTTGGAAAAAAAATGATTTATAAAGCTGAAGAAATTGCTAGAAATAATGGTTATAATAAAATTGCTGTTATTTCTGGTGTAGGTGTAAGAAAATATTATGAAGAAAAACTAGGTTATAAACTTGGTTCATATGATTATATGTACAAAGTTATAAATAATAATTATACTCTTGTGTATATATTTAGTAGTTTAATATTTTATATAGTGTACTTATTGATTAGAATTTAAACAAACGGATCAAATTGAATATTTACATATTTTGGATCCATATTTTGTTCCACATTATTATTGCTTTTAAAATTAAAATCAAAAAATTTTTCGTTTGAATTTAATAAATGACATACTAATTTATAAATTAATATACTTATTATTACTAATAATATTATTCCAATTATTTTTTTTACTGTTGGATCTAAACCTACACAATTTATATTATAATTTTTACATAACCATTCTTTTAACTCTGGGGACAACTCATGAGGTTTCATATTTTTAACGTGATTTAATAATACTTTCATAGGTTCAACATTATTATTAAATGTTTCATATTCAGATGATATAAAACTTTCTGAAGATTTTATATACATAATTAAATCTGGATTTATATCAATAGCATCTTTATAATTTTGTAATTGAGAATCTAATAAAGTAGAAGGTAAAGTTAATATATCATTACTTATAACTTCATTTATTTGAATATCTTTGTTTTGAATTTTTAGTAATACATCTACTAATTTATCTGTATCTGTGAGTGGTTCTTTACTTCTACCATCTGAAATGTCTAATAATATTTCTTGAGATAAAGTATTACCACTATTTTCGCTTAATTGTTTTTTAAATTCTTGAATAGATTTAGATACTTCTATACTTTCTAATTTTTTTTTTTCTATTAATTCTTTGGCATTTTCTGTTTCTTCTAAAATTGTTTCTATCTTATCTTCAGCAACGGCTATACTTTTTTTAATTGACTCAATGTATGCTGCTTCTGCTTTTTCTGCTTCTAATTTTGCTGTGTCCATATTATCAGGACAAGTATCACCTGCTTCTGTTGGAAGTTTTGTAGTCCCATCAGGACAATACTGACAGGCAGGGTTGGTTTCTTCTCCACAACCCGCTTGCCAATCAGGACAAGTATCACCTGCTTCTGTTGGAAGTTTTGTAGTCCCATCAGGACAATACTGACAGTCAGGGTTGGTTCCTACTCCACAATCCGCTTGCCAATCAGCTGTAAATTTTTCATAATAAGTAACTATATTTTTTTTATCATTTTCTGCTTGTTTAAACGTATTCCAATTTTTTTTATATAACTCTTTAATATTAGTTATATCAATAAAACTACTATTTACCAAAGATGTAGTTTTATTTACTATATCAATAATTGTCTTTCCTTTTTTAAGAATATTTATAATTTTATTTTGATTAAGATTAAGTGTCTTTTTTGTATCATTAATAGTTTTTTCAATAGCCTTAACGGTCGTTTTATCTTTAGTTTTTTTTAATAAATAATTATGTTTTTTTAACATATCTAAAATAGAATTATTTTTTTGTATAAAATTTTTTATTTCTTTATCAATAGATTTAATATTATTTTTTTCTAAATTAATTTTATTAATATTTTGATCATACAATTGTTTAATTGCTAAATACTTGTTTTTTGTTTCTAAAAATTGTTTTTTACTATTATTATAAATATCAGTAAAATGTTCAATTTGTTTTTTTAAAGTTTTAATAGTATTTTCAGTAGAGTTACTAGAGTTAGTAAAAAATTCAGCAGCAGGACCACTATAAGCATCAGCATATGAATCAACCTCAGCATCAGGACCACTATCAGCATCAGCATCAGGACCACTATCAACCTCAGCATATGAATCAATAGTCACTATTTTGTCAATTTGTTCTTTATATTCGGTTTTCATGGTTTGTATTGCAGTATTATTAATTTGTATAGCCGCATCTAATTTTTCTTTTTCTAGTGCTAATGCTTCTGCTTCCTTAAACGCGGGAGCCAGTTCGTTTAATGTATCATTTGTCGCCCGTAGAATGGTTGTATTATCAATTTGTGGTTGTGCTTCGCTTTCAATTTTACTAATCTCAGCTTGTATTTCCTTTATTTCTTGTTCGTGTGCTAAAATTGTTGCTTTTCCCTTCTCCGCAATAGCACCGGTTTTAATGAGTTTTTCCATGTTTTCATCCAATTGTTTTTGTATTGTTTCCGAGGTAATATCTTCCTCAAAATGTTCAATATGAGAGTTAACATTAGATTTAAAATAAGGGTTAGTTTCATTATTAAAAAAATTTTTTGGAGAAACGGTAGGTTGTTTTGATTTATTGTGAG